GACGCCTGATCCTTGGTGTAGCCGAGTAGCTGCTGATTCACTCGGTCCACGATGTTGGCAAAGGTGACTGCCACGGTTACTCCTTACGGAAGGCGGATGGCTGTGATGCCAGCCGTTACGCCGATGTTTGCTGAACCATTACCGATCGACCGCACGCCGATAGACGTGCTGCCGTTCAGGGTTAGGAAGTACTGATAGCTATACAGCACTCCCAAGATCCCTCCGGTGGTCAGGATGTGATTGGTGCCGCCAACGAAGAAGTGACTGTTGTTGGCGATCTGAGGGGTTCCAGTGCCATAGGCCAGCCTGGTCACGTCGATCCTCCAGTGCCCTGCTGGCAGCGTTAGCTGACAGAAGACAGTGTTGGCGACGACCGGAAACTGGAACCCCGTGTCAGTCAGGATGTCTGCGTCAGGGATGTACTGAACCATACCGGTGACGCTGGAGTACTGCTTGGGCATTACGCCCCCTTGTACGCCACCCCCGTGGCGTTGCTGATCTCGACGGCCTCTTGCACCTTGGCCATGGTCGTACCGGCAGGCTGAATCCCCTGAGACCTTGCGTCCCTATACGCCTGGAGTTCGGCGTCCCACGCCTTACTCTTCCCGGTGTCGCTCAGGTTCGGATTGAGCTGAAGATTCTTGCTCCTCATGCACTCACCGAACGTCTTGTGGTCCTTCGTCAGGCACCCACTTGAGCAGTGGATGCCCTTCTTGACTCGCTTAGTCATTGTCTCCCACACTGTTCGTGGTGTAGATGCCCTGCTTGTACGAGTCGTGGTCGGAGCCTAGCTCCGCCTGCTGGTGAGTCGAGATGACCTCGAAGAGACGAGTCTCCAGGATGCCCTTCTCGTTGTTCTCGGTGATGGTGGAGTTGCCACCAGGTCCGGCTGGGCACATGGCTCCAGGGCAGCACTCGGTGTGCCACTGAGGAGAGCAAGGCTGCTTGGCCGGGTCATAGTACTCGTGAGCCATCAGATGTGCTCCACTCGGGTTACCTGCGAGATGACCTGTGGCGGGTAGCCACCGTCACTGTTCTCCGCTGCGGTCTCTGCCGCTGCTAGGGCGTCGGCATACTTCTCGAAGTAGATGCCGACTGGCTCGACATACCAGCCATGCTTGATTACGGTTGCCATGTCTTCTCCTTAGTTCACTGCCGCGAAGAGCGTCAGGGAGTTGGACGTGGTCAGCGTGCTCGGAGTGAACGACGCTGGAAGGGCAGTCAGGCCGGTGCCTGCGATTGCGGACCGCCTCTCGGCAGTCGGCAGGTTGATGTTTGGGCTGGACTCGCCAGACGACCCTCGAATGAGGGTGGCTGGAGTAGCCGCGTTACCCAGGATGGCAACCCACACGAAGCCTGCGGTAACCGCCTGCGGCGTGATCGCCTGAGACTTGGTGCCGCTGGAAGTTAGGGCAGTACCAATGTCGGCCTGAGCTAGCCTGGTACCGGCCGAGTTGTACAGTCCGATCCAGTTCTGGCTTGCGGTCGGGGTGACGGCTGCGCCGGTCACCACGTACCAGAGGTTGCTGATCGTGGTTGGCCTGCGGATCATCAGCTTCACCACGTACATCGTTCCGTTGGTGATGCTCGAAGAACTTGGGGAGATGTACGGGTCGTTGGTCCACGCCTCAAGGCCGTGGTCCCTGGCCTGGAAGTCGAGGTTGCGTAGGCCGGAGGTGTCGATGACGGAGCCATCAGACTGGCGTACCTTCAGTACGCCACCCTCAGAGTAGACGATGACGCCGCCCGTAGGGTTGGCATTCGGTACAGCAGAGGCGTCATCGATGCCGATGATTCCTCCGGTGCCGTTACCGAAGTCGGTGTTGACCGAACCCACCTGCATGCCGGTGGTGATGAACGCAGTCGAGCTGGTCTGTAGGTTTCCAGTCGGGTTGATGGCGGTACGTACAGTACCGCCAGAGTTCTTGAACTCGGCCAGATTGTTGGTGCCGTTCGCCTGAGCGATCAGCGAGATGTTGGATGGGTTGTTCAGCAGGAGCAGGCCGGTCATGGTGTCGCCGGTCTTGCTCACCTTGCCAGAGATGTTGGCAGTGTTGACAGAGATGTCGCTCGTGTTCTGCGTGATGCGGTTGTCCTGGTCAACAAATGCTGCGTTGACAGGAACGTCCCAGTCGGACGTCCCCTTGGCGATAGGGGTGTAGGTCACAGCCCGAAGCCTCCCTCTCCGAATCCACCCTCACCGAATGTCTGCGGTGCGGGTCCGAAGTTAGCCTCAGTCACGAGACCGGAGGCAATGAGTGATGCCTTCGTGGCGTCGTCTACGATCCACTCGTATCCGCCACGATAGTAGCGCAGCCCCGCCGAGGGCTGCTGCCAGACGTCTGAATCTCCCCATCCGCCTGCTGGCGTTGGGTAGTTGGTTGCGCCCTGCTCCTCGGTGTATGCGTCGTAACGCACCTCACGCCAGACGTCAGGGGCGATCTCACGGATGGAGATAGCTCGGTTCATCCTGAACCTCTCCATCAGCGGGTTCCACGCGAAGGGGGCCTCGGCCACCGTGGGCGTGGTGAATAGCCAGGTAGCCAAGGCCCCTCCTCACTCAGTAGCTACCGATGACGTGCCACTCGCCACCATCGGAGATGATGACGCAGGCACCAGCGGTACCGGCCGCCCCCACTGCACGAGTGGTCGCACCGTTGATGGTCTCAGATCCGGCACCGTCGAGGGTGACAGTCTGGGTAGCCGTTGCATCACGCTTGATGATGTAGGTACGGCCAGGTGGTACGGTTGCCACTGCGGGCAGGTTCACAGTCACGTTCGCGGCTGGGCTCTCCACGCTCAGAACGTAGTCGTTCAGGGTGAGGGTGGTGGTCGCAGACACGACACGGACAGTGAAGGCAATGTTGTCGTTGCCAGACATTGTTCTCCTTGGGATGTAAGAAAAGGGGCCCCCGAAGGGGCCCCTAGTCATTAGGCGTTGACCGCGATAGAGCTTGCGCTCTCAGCACGGATCAGGGCCTCCTGGCGGTAGAGGCTCCAGCCTGCGACACCGTACCAACCGAGAGGCTGGAAACGAGTCAGCTTGTCGACGACCGGTCCACGCACAGTGTGGAACTCCTCCGCGACAGCCTCGGCCAGGGCCTGCTGTCCAGTGAAGTACGTGTCGTACACGTCGACGGTGCCACCAGCACCGGCGTCCGTCTGGATACGAGTGCGTGGAGTCTCGATGAAGACCGCACCCTCGTACTCTCCGATCTCTCCTGCCCAGATGTTGTTGGCAGAAGAGTAGCTGTGCGGCAGACGCCATCCGGCGTCTCCGGTCTCAGCACGGAGGTCGTGAGAGACCTCTGGGTGGATGTACGCGGTGAAGAAGCTGCCCTTGTTCGGGTGCACCTTGTTGGTACGGAGCTTCGCGACAGCCAGACGTACCCATGCAGAACCGAACGTGTCGGCTGCGGTGGTACCCACAGTGGTCTGCGCACCGTTGTACACGGGACCAGAGGCACCGTTGTCACGGATGTAGTTCGTTCCGCCCGAAAGGACGTTGCGAACGATGGTGTCGACAGAGTCGACAAGGTTCCACGCCACCTGGTTGACGAGACCAGCGGTCACGTCGGTGAAGCTGAACAGGTCCAGCTTGTTGGAGACGAGGATGCTGTTACCGTACTCGTTCAGAGTGACGGACACAGTAGTCGGGTTGCCAGCGGCAACCGCGTCAGGGTCGACCAGCTCGTTCAGCGGAGTGATCGCCTGTGCCAGGTCCTGGTACAGAGAGAAGACTACGCTGGAGCCAGGCATCGCCTGCTGTACGGGACGCTTGTCAGCGATCGTACGGAACATCGGCTGTGCACGGAGCGCGAACTCCAGCGCACGGTCGTAGGTGGTCTGGACGAGATTGCTCATCGCCGCAGTACCGGTGAAGGCGTTAGCCACACCTACCTCCAAAGAGGATGGGGCTTACTTCATGGTCTGCCATGCAGATAGTAGGCCCGCTAGATCAGTAGCGTCGTTGAGACGAGCCTGCGCAGCCTCGAAGTTGCCGAGCGGCTGACCCTGCTGGCCAGCCTCCTGCATCTGCTGCATCTGTGCTGCTACCGAAGGGTCGATACCCTGCGGTGTCTCAACTGGTGGGGTGCTGCCAGGCGTCTGCGCCTGTCCGCCGCCGAATAGCGACTGCATCTGAGTCGCCCACTCACGGACCTTTGCGGGGTCCGCCTCTCCCTTGTACTGCTCAGCGGCAGCAGCGGGAATGCCAAGCTCGCTGAGGGCCACACCCACAGCCTGATCGCGGAGCTGCTTGTTGACGGCGGCCAGTCCGTCTGCTAGCTCCTTATTCTGCTGCTTCAGTGCGTCGTACGCATCACGAAGTGCCTTCGGGCCGGAGTTGTCGTTGTTTCCGCCCAGGTTCGTGTCGTCCTCGATACCCCAGTTGCTCATGCGATCTCCTAGATTAGGTAGTGCACGCCAAAAGCCACGGCTAGGGAACCGTGGCTTCGCTCGTGCGATGTGTGTGCTGGTCTTCACTACGGTACTGCCTGCCAGCAACGGCGTACCGGTACCCCCTGAGAGAATCGAACTCCCGTCTGCTGTTTGTAAGACAGCGGCCCTCCCATTGGACGAAGGGGGTGTAGCCTCGCAGGGAGTCGAACCCTGATCTCAGGTTTAGGAGACCTGACTGCGTCCTTCACCGAGGCAGCTCCCACGGCTGGATTCGAACCAACGATGCGTCGGGTAACAACCGACTGCCTTACCACTTGGCTACGCGGGAATAAGAGCTTGCGCTCCAGAGCCTGATCAGGGACTCGAACCCTACCCTCCTGTTTACTAGACAGGTGCTCTCACCAGGTGAGCTATACAGGCAGAGCGGCACTCAAGTGCCGCAGTACTCCATCAAGGATTCGAACCCTGATCTGACGATCCGTAGTCGCCTGCTCTGTCCTTTGAGCTAATGGAGCGGGGTGACCAGAGGGAATCGAACCCTCGCTACCGGGGACACAACCCGGAGTCCTGCCACTGAACGATGGTCACAGCCGACTCTGTTGGTAACGATCCAACCTACACCGGGTTTCAACCGGTAGCTAATCCATCTCAGCTAAGAGCCGTTGAGCACCCCACGAGGGAATCGAACCCTCGACTCCTGGGTGAGAACCAGGTGTCGTTGCCACTAGACTAGTGGGGCATGGTACTCCAGGTGGGACTTGAACCCACATCCACCGGGATTAAGAGTCCCGTGCACGGCCAATTGTGCGACTGGAGTATGTGAGAGGCGGGACGCTACCCGCAACCGGAGCCGAGTCATTCAGCCAATGAGTTATCTCCGGAGCCACGTGTTTGCCGCTAAGCGCGTCTTCGGTCCCCCGCTAAGGTTCCCTCCATCCACGACCCTCAGCACTTGCCGTCAGGTCGTGGCGTTCTCTAACGCCACGTGCACAATCGCTCTGACCCTACTCGTAGGTCAGACTCGATTCTGTCACTCTCCGATCAGGTGCCCCCGATCGTTGTACTCCCGGACGGATTCGAACCGCCAACGCACAGGGCCTAAACCTGTCGCCTCTACCAATTGGGCTACGAGAGCATGGGAGAGTTTGGCACATCCTGCCCTTATCTCCAGCGCACCTGAAGGGGATCGAACCCTCGGCCTACCGCTCGACAGGCGGTTGCTCTACCATTGAGCTACAGATGCAAGTGGTACGGACGGACGGAGTCGAACCGTCGTTACGGGTGTATCAGACCCGCGTACTAACCATTGTACTACGTCCGAGTGGACAACCGGGGAATCGAACCCCGCTCAGCCAGTTTGCAAAACTAGCCTGTCACCTTAACGTCGCCCGAGGCCGTGCCGGATTCGAACCGGATCCCTCGCTTTGCAGGCGAGGTCCGCTCCAAGCGGACCACGACAGTGAGTAGTCTAGGAATCGAACCTAGCATGCCGAAGCAACGGGGTTACAGCCCGCAGTGCGTACCCAGCGCCCTACCCAAAGCGGAAAGCAGTGGAGTCGAACCACCAGCCAGAGACTGACTCGCTTAGCAGGCGAGCTGGTAGACCGCTACCATACCTTCCAGAGCGGAGAGTGAAGGAGTCGAACCCTCATGGTGACCATGGCCTGGTTTTCTAGACCAGTTGCGCACCACTGCGCGCCACCCTCCAAAGCTGCTCCCCCAGGATTCGAACCCAGTACTTGTGGTCCAGAGCCACGTATGTTGCCGATTACACCAGAGAGCATAGAGCACGCCCGGCAGGAGTCGAACCCGCTGTCTTTGGCTTTGGAGACCAAGACGATGCCACCACCTCGAACGCATGGCTCGTCTGGGATTCGAACCCAGGTCTTCAGGTTATGAGCCTGACGTGGAACCTCTCCACTAACGAGCAGAGCCCTGTGAGGGAATCGAACCCTCGACCTCTGTTTGGAAGACAGGTATGTTACCTCTACACCAACAGGGCAAGTCACGACCGGCGCTCTGCCTACTGAGCTACGCCGACCAACCTAGGATTGTGGTCAGGCGGTGGGACTTGAACCCACGACCTCCGGTCTCGTCCGGGTAGCAGGAATCGAACCTACGTCACCTGCTCCCAAGGCAGGCGTTATGCCACTTCACTATACCCAGTCAACGTGTCAGCCGTACTTAGGTACGGCTGGTCACGTCTTCTAAGTTACCTTGCTCCGCCGTGCTGTGCAAATCCGGAGCGGGCACCACCTGCGGCACCACTGAAGGTGCCCTTCTCGCGGTTGACTAGCTTCTCCCGCTGCTCGCTGGCAGCGGTACCACCGACGAAGACATCCTCCTCGGCCATGCGCTGAGTCCAACCTCCACCGTAGATCTGACCCAGGGTCTTGAGGTCACTGAACTCGTCAGCGATCTTGGCGTAACCCTGTGCCGCCTCCTCGCGTCCGATACCTGCGGTTGCCAGGTTCTCTGCGTACGCCTTGTCGAAGGTAAGGCCACGCTGTAGCGCCTCGGCTCCGATCGCAGCGGTAGCTGCGGACTTCTGAAGGTAAGGAAGTGCACGGTCAGCGTCCAGGAAGTACGCTGCTAGCTCTCCATCCGACAGTCCCATCTGCTTCAGGGCTGCCTTGTAGGCAGGGTTGGCGAGCGCAGTGGCCTGAGTCGCCAGATCCACACGAGACTGTAGCTCAGTGGGACTCATGTCTCCACTGATCCAGTTGGTGAAGTCGGAGGCAGAGTCGTAGAAGCCCTCGGGAAGTCCCGACTGCCTCATGATCTGGCGGTAGCTGTTCTCCACTGCGATGTACTCGGCAGGTGACAGCACGGACATGCCCGCCTTGAGGCGGGCCTCGTTCGCTGCGAACCTCTTCTTGTACTCAGGGGTGTCCTGAAGCAGGATGGAGATGGTGTCAGCACCGTATCCGTTCTTCACGTACTCGTAGATCTTGCCAGCCAGGCTGCCGAGACCATACTGCTGGAACAGGGAGTTGAGCGCCATGAAGGCGTCCCTGTTCTCTCCGGTCAGGAGCTTGTCGTACTGGCCGGTGGACTCGTAGTACTTGTTCTGGACGGTCGTGCGCTTGGTCGTGGTCGCCTTGACCTGTGCGTCCAGGCGCTTGATCGTCATTTCCTGCATGGCGATGTTGCGCTTGTCAGCAGCGGTCGGCTTCTTCTTGGCCTTGAGCGCCTTCAGCTTGGAGTTGGCTGCACTCAGCTGCTTCTGAAGGACCTTGAGCTGTGCGTCCAGAGCCTTGAGCTGGATCTCCAGCGACGCACCACTGTCCACCTTGCCAGGCAGGGTTGTCCTGGCGAGATTGGAGGCAGAGCTAGCCTGCCTCTGGGCGATCAGCTGCTGGATCATGTCCTGCCAGTTGGCCATTGGTACTCCTTAGTACTTGAATCCGAAGTCTGCCAGGACCTGGTGGCCCACCTGGAACAGACTGTCCTGAGCGTTCTTCGTCTTCTTCCAGCGAGGGTCCGCTCGCAGTTCGTTCTCGAACTGCCAGAGCGGCTTGGCCTCCTTCTGGAGGGTTCCTGGGTTGGTGTAGTTCAGAGCCTTCTTGATCGTGGTGTCAAACAGGTTGACGCTGCCCTGGGGCAGCTCCAGGATCTGAGCCATGGACTGCATGTATGGTGAAGCGATGTCAGCCACAGACTGACCAGCCTCGATCTGCTTGGTCCACTGAGGGAACGCGGCCTTCGCCTTGTTCATGATCTCAGACTTGTAGTCCTGAATGGTTGCGACTCCACGCAGGACGTTCCTCGCCCTGTCGGTGTACCAGGTGTCACCGAGCTGGACACCCATCGAGTATGCGTACTCACGCATCTCATTGATGGCCTCGCCACCCTCGCCCTGTAGCGTCTCACCCTTGAAGGAGACGTACTGGCCGAGGTAGTACCTGAGCTGAGACTCGTTCCAGCCGAGCGCCACCATGTTGTAGGCGGCCTTGTCCAGGTACTTCTGGATGTCCTTGGTCATGATCATGCCCATCTGGTTAGCCAGCTGCTTGATCTTGACCTTGGCCTGAGACATCTCCTGCTTTGCAGTAGCAGGGTCAGCCTTGAGCTGGAGTAGCCACTCCCTCTCATCCTTGCTGTGGGTCTTCCACCACTTCGTATTGCGCAGCTTCGCCTGGAACTTGTCGGCACTCCAGCCTCCAGCGACAGCATCCTGGAAGAGGTTCTTCAGCTCCTTGTTGGAGTTGAGGAAGCTGGAGACGAAGCCGTACTGCTCTGCTAGCTCTGCGCTTGATAGCTTTGGCGTGGCCGTACTCCCTGTCGAGAAGTTGGAGGACGATCCTCCAGATGGATACTTGTATGCCTTGTTGATCACCGAGTCCACGTAGCCCTTGATGGAAGGGCCACCAGGCTGCGGCTTGGTGGACATGTGAAGGTTCGGGTTGCCGCTGTACCACGCGGCGGCAGCGCCGCGTGCTCCGTACTTGTTGTAGTACGACTGGAGCTTGCCCCTCGCTACAGCTTCCTGTGCCTTGGGGTTGCTCAGGAACTGCTGAGGGGTCAGGCTCTTGCCGTAGTACTGCTTGGTCCAGCTCGGGATGTTGAAGTCCATGACCTGGTACTTGCCGTAGGCGCGGTGTCCGTTAACCCATACGCCCACGGCGTTGTACCTGCCGTTGGACTCCTGCTCAGAGATGGCAGAGAAGAACTGCTCGAAGGTCGGCTGTCCCACCTTACTGTCCTCCGATCATCCCCATGTCCTTCAGGACCTTGAGGCCAGTAGCCAGCGCTCCGTCCTGAGCGCCCTTAGTCTGCCTCCAGCGTGGATCATTCCTGATGAGCTGCTGGAACTGTGTCTGGTCAAGCCCCACGGGCTTGCCCTGACTGTTGACGCCATTCAGGGCCCGCTTGATGAGCGGGTCCATCAGGCTGATCTTGGTGTACGGGATCTCCAGGTCCTCCGCCATGGTCTGCATGTACGGAGAGGCAATGTCCATCATGGTCTGCCCAGCCTGTAGCTGCTGAGTGTACCCCGGATAGAGACTGATCGCCTGGTTGGTGATCTGGTTCTTGAAGTCCTGCTCGGTGGCCATGCCCCTGGCGATGAGCTGTGCCTGGTTCTTGATGGCCTGCTTGTCGATGGAGACGCCGTTCGTGTAAGCGAACTGGCGGATCATGTTCTCATACTGACCAGCCTCGCCGTTCAGGGTGCCACCGTTCTTCTGGAAGGTGATGTACCCACCGAGGACGTTACGTAGCCCGCCCTCGTCCAGGCCGGTGGTGATGACCTGCTCGACGATCTTGTTGAGCTTGTTCGGCGGGATGGCTGCGCCCATCTCCGCCGCTAGCTGCTGCACCTGAACCTTGATCGCAGAGACCTTGGCGTTGTATGTAGCCGGGTCAGTCTGCTTCTCCATCTGCGCCTTGCGCATGGTATCCGAGTTCTTCTTCCACCAGTCAGTGTTCCTCAGCTTCGCCTGGAACTTGTCGGCAGACCAGCTGCCATCCACGGCCTCATCGAAGAGGCCGCGTAGCTCCTTGTTGGACTTGAGGAATCCGTACGCCCAGCCGTACTCGGCTGCCAGCTCCTCTGGGCTGAGCTTCTTGGTGTCGGTTGGATCCCAGTCACCAGCCTTGCCTCCGCCCTGGATGCCGCTCACGCGGCGTCCGCCCATGAAGGCGTTCTGGTAGTAGCCAGAGGTGAGGGAGACGATCTCCACGTTCTTGCCCGGACGGGGAGCATGGATCATCTTGCCACCACCGAGGTAGATCCCGACGTGGTCGGGACCCTTGACATTCGGGTTGGTGTCGAAGAAGACCATGTCCCCGGCCTGAAGCTCGTTCATGCCGACCGACTTGCCCTCACCAATCTGGCTGTACGTGGTGCGAGAGACCTCGATGCCGAAGTGCTTGTAGATCTGCTGGACGAGTCCGGAGCAGTCCACTCCACCGCTCAGCGAGTTGCCGCCCCACACGTATGGGGTGCCAGTCCACTGCTTTGCCCAGTCGGCAATGTCTGCTCCGTTGACTGCCATGTCTTAGCTTCCTCCGCCAATCATCTGCATCATCGCGTCGAAGTACGTAGTCGCTGCCTGGTAGGCACCGTACTCTGGGTCCCTCTTGACGTCCTCGACCGCCATGAGCTGACGAGCGCCCTCCTTGACTCCACCCTTGGTCGTGCTGGTCTGGCCAGTGACCGTGTCGCCCATGTAGTTGGTCGTCTGGGTGGTGACGGTTGGGTGCGCCTTCTCGTAGGCGTTGAGCGCCTTCTGGAAGGCGCTAATCTCGGACTTGGTCGGGTCGCGCCCCAGCAGAGACTGGGCCGCCTGAAGGAAGATCGCGTGAGCGTCTTCCCTGGTGGACATGTCGTAGCTGGTGCTCGTCTGAGTCACCGAGCGAGGTGTGTTCATGTACGCCTCACGCTGCTTCATGTCCTTGGCCAGGATGTCCCATGGTGTCAGGGAGTTGCCAGCGGCGTAGTACGCCGCTGCCTGCTGGGCGTATGAAGCCCACATCCCTGCGATCTGAGAGTCCTGCATTCCGTTGGTGTCATACCCAGCCAGGTTCAGCTGGCTCAGGAACTTGTCCCGAGTCTTCTGATCCCAGTTGTAGTACTGACCGGCCACCTGTGAAAGCGTGGCCGTCTTGGCTCCTAGCAGACGCTCGTAGTACTTCGGGTCGGACGAACCGACATTGAAGTGCTCGGGTAGCGTCTTGTTGCTATACCCGAGGAACACGAGCGGATCCTGAGAGGATGCCGACTTCTTGGGCGTGGAACCCGCCGCAGCACTCTTCACCGCATCAGAGAAGGACTGCTCCTTCTGCTTCTGGGTTGGAGAGCCGAGGCCGGTTCCACCACCTACTCCATCGCCGTCAGCCACTTACTCCTCCTGCTCCCGCCTCAAGGCTGTCCATCATTCCGATCCCCGGCTGCTGCGGGGCTGCCTGCTCACCGATGATCGAAGCGTCACCGAAGAGAAGATTCTGCTGCTCCTCCTCGTCGGCCTTGGTGTCGAGGTTGAAGCCCATGTCGGTAGCGAAGTACCTGCTGTGAACCCAAGAGAACTTGGTGTCCTGCTCCATGAGGTTCATGACCATGTCGTCCCAAGAGGTCTTCAGGTCGTTGTTCGACTGAGCCGTGATGTCCGCAGATCCACCCTCCGCGTCACGTCGAGCAAGCTCGGCCTGCATCTGTGCACGGTAGAACAGGTAGGTCTTCATGGAGTACACGTCAGAGCGCTGGCCGACAGTGCCGTCAGGCAGTGCGGCCTTTGCCCAGATCTCAGGGTCGCTCACGATCTTCGACCACTTCTGAGCGTTGATGTCGTACTTCGCCTTGTCCATCTTGCCAAACTCACGAGTCCATGCCTCGTTGTACCACTTGTTCGGCTCGCCGTTCAGGGTTGGAGAAGTGAGCACAGTGATGGCCGCCTTGCGCATGGCCTCAAGATCCTCGGCTCCGTCATCGCTGTACGACTGGAGACCGCGCTCGAACAGATCAGCGTTGACCATGTCCATGATGGAGTTGTACTGCTTCCATCCACGGTCGATCTTCGCCGCGTCCATCGCCTCACGAGCCGACATGTTGGATCGGTCGGGAGTGTTCGATGCGGGGTCTACGGAGTGGGACTTCTGGTAATAGAATGCCCCGTCCGAGTATACTCCATCACCCTCGGATCCGACCACTGCACCAGCCCACTCGGGGCCAAGATCACCAATCAGATCCTGGTAGTGCTTGGACATCTTCACGCTCTCCGCCGTTGGGCGGAGACCGCTGTTGTTCTTGCTCATGGACTGGCTGAACAGGTACAGACTGTCGCCGTACTTGTCGTAGAACTTCTCGTCCGCAGAGTTGGGGTCCAGCTTCTGGAGCCTCTGGAACTCATCACGGAAGAACTGGTACGGGTCCTGGCCATTCACGGAGAACGGAAGCCCGAAGGCTGCCGCAGTCCTGAAGATGGTCCAGCGATCTGCCCTGTCCTTCAGCTCATCCCAGGTGGGCTCGGTGTCGCGTAGCCCCTCCTCGTACTTGTAGTTCTCGACCTGCATCATGTAGAACAGCGCACGCTGCTTGGTCTGGCCCATGTCGTCATTCGCCTGCGAGAGGCGCTGACCAGTGGTCGGGTTGACGAAGTTGGTCCAAGAGTCCTGCGGCCCGAACGGCAGGACGCCCATCTTCTTCGCCCAGTCGGCGAAGCCAGGGTCATCCTGTGCGAAGTGGTTGGCTGCAATCTGGACGTAAGGTCCAGCGCCAACCGGAAGTGCACCATCGCCATTGTTGAGGACCAGCTCAAGGCTGGACATCGGGATGACGAACGAGGCGTCCTCGTCAAGGCCGAGGGCCTTGTTGAGCTTCTTCCCGCCCAGGTACTCGGGAACCTGAATCAGCATCTTCCTGTCCGTGTACGCGGTGAGCTTGCGCTCACCCGTCAGCGGGTTGGTGCTGTATCCGGCCCCATCAACCGGGTTACCGTCCTGATCCACTACGAGACCGGCGCGAGCCGGTGCTCCGTAGACCTGAGCCACGTGAGGCAGAACCTGCGGCTTGTCGCTGATGATCCTTGCCCAGCGGTTCCAGCTCTCCTGCTGCGCTCCGAAGAACGCGCCGAAGTTGCGGAGCATGTAGCTCATCTTCGACTCAGAGTCGAGCGTGAAGGTGAACTTCTTGACATCGTCGAGCGCACCCTTGCGGGCGTTCTCCTCCATCGCCTTGCGCATGGTGTCGTCAAGGTGGGTCACACCCTGAGCGCGCATGATGCGAAGCTGGTCAGCCAGGTGAGCCTTGTAGCTCTGACCGAACAGCGGGTGGCGAAGGAACTTCTGAGCAGGCAGCTGGTTCGCCCACTTGTAGAAGCTGTTGATGCTGGAGTTCATGAGCTGCGCAACGGGAGAAGTTCCCTCTGCGTACCTCCACGTCTCACCATTGACCATCGGCCTGTTGGCGAGAGGCGTGTCCTTCAGTAGCTGGGTGATGTCCTCACCCTTGACTGCTGCCGCCCTGATCTGATCCATGCCTGGAAGGGCAGGGTTCATGACGTGGTCCACCTCGGCCTTAACCAGGCGGGCCTGCTCATCTACCGAGCGAGCGGAAGGCTTCACGTCGTGAGCGTAGCGTCGACCCTCTGGGGTCGAACGCATCCAGTGAGCCAGCTCGGACTCGGACTTGCCAGCCATGGCCAGCTTGCCGATCTCGGACTGAGCGATCTGACGAGTGATGACACGGTTCCATGCGGCCAGGTGCTTCTCGGCTCCGTGGGTCACGGGGTCGATGTGCTCCCAGTCGCGACGACGAACCTCCTTCAGGTACCAGTCGGTCTGGGTTCCCATCAGGTTGAACATGTTGCGTCCACCGCTAGAGAGGTCTGCGAACAGCTCTCCCTGCTGGCCTCCGAAGTACGGAGAGAAGACCTCGCGGCCGATCCTCACGTCCTTCTTGGCTGCACCAGTTGCGGCGATAGCAGACAGGTTCGCGTGCTCGTCACGCACGCGCATGGTGTCATCGATCAGAGTGGTCAGGTCATCCTCAAGCTGAGTGACGTCCTGCCCCTTGGCCTTGCCTCGGGTGATCTGACTCTTCAGGTTGGCCTGCATGGTGGCCATCTGGTTGAGCTGCGTCTCCTTGTTGGCCATGTCCAGCCTGAGCTGAGCCGTCCTGTTGCGACGGATCGTTGCGTTGAACATGTCCTTCATGCCGTCAGCCGTACCGGAGGCAGTACGCATCAGCATGGCCGCCCCGCCAAAGCGGGCGACCTGACCAAGGAAGTCGTCGGCCAGCGCCCTTGGCGCGTAGCCGATACGGAACAGCTGAGCGAACTTCCAGTAGGTAGTCAGCTCATCAGTCACCTTCTGAGTTCGAGCCCAGCCAGTGCCGAACTTCTCCCTCATCTTCGCCCAGTTGGATCCGTTCGCGAAGACTGCCTTCTCGAACAGGTCGAAGTCCATCAGGACGTGGTGGTTGGCCATCTGGGACTCGAACAGCGGAGTCGGAACCAGCCGAGCGCCATCACTGTCCACTGCTGCCGTACGGACCGGCAGGCCGGTCGTCGGGTCAGTCGTGGTGGCAGATCCGTAAGTGCGACGCTGAGAAGACTCAGCCTGCGCATTCCTGCGCATGCGGGCCAGCTCGCCATACAGCTCACGGCCCATGGCCATGTCGAGTGGCTTGCTCGGGTTCTTCGCGTTGTACCTGCGGATGACATCTGCCGCGATGTCGTTCTCAATCTGGATCAGCTTGAGGTTGCGGTCGTTCGGAGATGCAGTGATGTAGTCAGAGACCCACTTCTCACGAACATCCCTCGGGATGTTCTTGTTCTCCTGGAGCGCAGCGTCAAGCTCCTTGTATCCGTTCTCTGCGTGCACGTCGATGTAGTACGACGGCTTGATGCCGTTGTACGTACGGACCAGCTTGATCGGGAAGGCGACCGATCCGTTGTAGATCAGGTTGCTGGTTCCACGGATGAAGCCCTGCCCAGTCACCTTCTGCCAGTTAGCATCCTGTACTGCACGAGAGCCCTTCACCTTCATGCCGAGAGGCGTGGTCACCCTGTTGTAGTTCAGGTTGTCCAGAGAGGCGAAGCTGTCGATCTTGTCGGACACGATGCGAGACTGAGCGTCAGCCTTGGCGATCAGCTTGGTCTCGTTGTCCAGCATCTGCTTCACACGCTGACCGTGAGCGGTCAGCTTAGATGCGTCGCTCATGTTGTCGTAGTACTGGCCGAGTACAGACTGCTTGGCGGTAGCGCCATCAATCTGCATCTTCAGTCCAGCGTTGCGGACCTCAAGGGACTCCTTGGCTGCGACATCTCCGATGGAGACACGAAGCACGTCAGAGACCTCGTCCGCGTCCTTCGCGGACGTGAGTAGTCGAGCCAGAACATCACCGTTCGCAGACTTCGCGATGGTCGGCATGTCACGACGGAGGATCAGTGCAGCATTGTCCGGGTTGGCCTGCTTGACCTTCATGACCTGGTTGACCATGGACTGGAAGCTGCTCTGCTGAGAGAGGACGTCGAACGTTCCCTCTGGGCCGAGCCCCTTCTTCTCTGCAACCTTGGCCGCCTTCTCTACCATCGGCGCAGTCGGCTTGGTGAAGGTCAGCGCCTTCGCCGCACCCAGAGACTTTCCTCCGAGCACGAGCGGGTCGAGGTACCACGAGACCGCGAGGTCAGTAGCACCAGAGGCATACTTGGCTGCACCGGAGCTGAAGTACTCCTCGGATGCGATACGTGCACCGAACGGGTCGTTCAGGGTCGGCTTGTCCCTGTACTCGCCCTTCAGTACCAGGTTCTTGTCGCGAGCGATCTGGTCCGGACGGATGCCGCGAGCCTTCAGCTCGTCGTCGTTCATGCCGAGCATCCAGACCGCCTGGCCTGGGCTCACCTTGTGAGCGAG